ATGAAGTATTCGGTATTCCATATCACGTATTTAAAAATATAATTATTCTATCGGTAAATGACTTTAAGTCTTTTTTAACCATGAATAATTCAGATAAGAAACAAATTATTGATAGAATGTTTGGCTTTTCTATTCTAAATGATATGCAAAAGCAAATCAAAGACGAACGTAGAGATATTAAATTCGATATTGACTCATTCGAGGCTGAGTTAAATGAAATTATGAATTCGATAGGATCTGTAAGAGGCAAATTAAATACCTTGTTAGAAGAATCTAAAGATGTAAATAAATCTAAGATCCAAGAATTAAAGGATGAGCTAGTAGCACTTCATGAAGTAGTATTAGAAATTGATGCTAATCGTAAAAGCGAGGAAGGTGCAATGACCACCTTCAATACTCAATACAACGAGAAGCGTACAGAAGCTGGAGATATTAAAAGAGAAATCGATTATCTAAATAAGAAGTTAAAGTTATATGAGAGTGGACATTGTCCAACCTGTGAAACTAAGTTAACTTCAGATTGGCATAAAACACAAAAGGTAGAATTTGCAGATAAGATACAGACTAGTACGGATCAGATTAAATCAATTAAGGCTGAGATGGATCTATTACAAAATAAAGTCGTAGAAGCTAGAACTGCTAAACTAGATTTAGAAGATCAAATCTCAGATAATAAAGTAACGATGCGAGGACTTAAAGGAGAACTCTTAAAATTAAAAGATACGCCGGAAGGATCAGACTTCGATCATTTAAGAAATCTTATCACAGAGTTTGAAGAGAAAGAGGCTGCTAAATCTGCAAGTAAAGATACCTTAAATGCAGACTATAACTTTATGGAAGTTGTAGAAAATATCTTAGGTGAAGATGGAGTAAAGAATTTAGCAGTTAAAACTATTCTACCAGGACTTAATACTAATATAGCTGCAATGGCACAAACGATGCACCTGCAATTCCATATTAGATTTGATGAGAAGTTTAATTGTATTATTAATCACCTAGGCGAAGATATTAATCCAATGACACTTTCAACAGGTGAGCGTAAGAAAGCAGACTTTATTGTTATTATCGCAATCATTAAAATCTTAAAGTTAAGATTCCCACAATTAAACCTTTTGTTCTTAGATGAGTTATTATCTTCAGTAGACCATGATGGTGTTTACAACATATTAAAGATTTTAAATCAAGTAATTAAAGAACATGAAATAAATACATTTGTAATTAATCACTCGGTATTACCACATGAGATATTTGATAAGAAGATTGAAATCTACCGAGAAAATGGATTCTCTAAATTCACAATAGAGAACATAGATTAATAGAGTGATATATACCCTATGGCAACATACAATTTAAAATTTAATAAAGACGATTCAGTAGTTAGACACATTGTTGTTGGGCTCTTAGCAGACCTTAATAGTAAACTGAGTTTTTTTAGACAAATTAGCAATGACGAGAGAGTGGTTGTTGATGTTCCTTTCTTTTATGCAGTCTCAGGAGATGAGAACTTTTTAAAAGATGCATTCCTGTTTTCAAATGTAAATGGACCTGGTTGTGACCCTGATGGTCAGTTCGCAGATGGTAATTATGATAAAGTACCAAGAGGTATTGTAAACCTAACGTCGTTTGCTGTAGATCCCGCTAAGCTAGTTAATAAAAGAAATATGGGTCAATACTCGATGATGAATAATGAAGGGCTGATGGAAGGTTTTGTTGCTGAGTTTGAGATGATTCCATGTGTTATTGGAGTAGATGTAGAAATTTTAGTATCAAGTCAACTAGATTTATTTAAAGTTACAGAAGCTATTGTTAAGAAAATGTACAAGGCTAATTTCTATAACGTTGACGCAGGACATTTAGAAGAGGGAACTTACAGAATTTCATCTGAGTATATGATGCCAGATGATTATACACAGGAAAGACCTGTAGAATATAGCTTTGATGATAAAGCAAATCATAAAATTACATTTAGTTTAGATATTAACTCATTTATACCTTCATTTGATTTCGAAGAGGATACTTATAGAAAATTCACTAGGACTATGTATGCTAATGCAATATGTGGAGACTATATAGATCCTAATGGATTCTTAGATCCAGGCATGACACCAAATGTATATTATGATAGCTACCATCCTTCAAAATGGGAGTCTAATGGAACTGAATGGATAAAAGTAGAAGATGGTAAAGATTGTTCACATCCAGATGTTATAGGTACTTTAGGTCAAGAACAAACAACAGAATCTCAAATTAAAAGAGTTTCTAGAAGAAGAAAACAGTCTAATAGAATGTTTACAATTAAGAACGGACCAGATCAAACAAATGATGTATCCGAAAACCAAGATTCTATGCTTGGAGACAATTATTCGGTTAAAGGAAGAGACTATCCATTCGGAGGTAAAATAGACGAATAATTTAACTGATATATACTTAATAGAAAATAAAATACGAAAAATGGCAAATTTAAAAAACAATAAAGTTATTTCACCAATTATTGAAAGTGGCCAAGGTCACATTTTTCATGTTAATGGTGCAAACTTTAAAGTAACTGGTTCTCATATAGAACTAGTAAAAGAAACTAATGATGTATTTAATACACTAGTTACTGCTAACAACCTATTTACAATCAATGAGAATGGTATTTCATTCTACTATGATTACAACAACAAAAAGGCTATCTCTAAAATAGAAGAGGGTGCAATAGAAAACTTTAATAAAATGAATGACTTAAACGAGAAAGTTGCTTTCTTAAATGAGTCAATTAAAGATCTTAAATTATCAAATAAAAAAGGAGAAGCTTTAGAGATTGCAACTAAAGAATTAGATGCTACTCAAAAAGAATTAAATGAAACCAAGAAGTCTGCAATGACAGTACAATTTACGTATGTAAAAGAATCAAATACATTCTTTGCAGGTAAAATGGAAATCACTTTAGGTTCTGAAGAAAAACTTTCTGAAAGATTTTTTAATATAGGTTATATTAAGTATCAAGATAAAGCTATTATAGAAGCATTCCAAACAGCTGCTATAAACTTCGATACTTACAAGGTTTTAGATTTTGTTGAAGAGTCTACTAAAGACCAAATTACAGTAATTTCTATGAAAGCTGAAAACAACGCTTTTGTTTATAGAAGAAACGAAGATACTAAAATATCACAATTTAAAAAGTTATTAGCTGATGCTGCTGTAGAATATGTAGCAGAACAAACTGGAGCTGATGTAACAGAATTATATTCTGAAGTCTTAGAATCTTTAGTAGAAAGAAGAGCTGCTAAAAATGAAAAGATTAATCTTTATACTGAGATGTTATCTTTTTTACATGACCAAGTTGGTAGATTAGCAGAAGCTGATAGAAACTTAGCAGATATTAAAGCTGCAGATCAATTATTAAAATCTGAGGTTAAAAGAATTTCTGAAGTTTTAGCTGACGCACAAAATGAAGATATTTTAAATATTGAAGATGGCTATGTTTCTGCAGAATTAAAAGCAGAGTCAGACGGAATTGCTAAAGGAACTCCTATGAGAGTGGACGCTTTAGAATATACTAACGCTGGCAAAGACGACATTCTTACAGTATTCATAAAAGATGAGCCTGCAAGAGTTGAAAAGTTTAAAATTGCATTAGATTCTAAAGACGCAATTTAATTACAACTTTCCCTAAAATACTATCAAAAGCCCGTTTCGAAACATTCGGGCTTTTTTGCATATAATAGTAAATTAAACAATACAAACGTGCCGAGAAAAAAGAATTATCTAAATAACAAAGATCTTTACAATACAATTGTACAGTCTTTAGAGGATGATAAGTTAACAAAGGATGCTGAAAAGATGTTGATTCTTTTAGCAGAGAGGGCAATAAGAAAATTAGTATATGTAAATAATGATGACAGGAACGACTGTTTACAATTTGCAATATTAGACCTCTTAAAATACTGGCGTAATTTTAATCCTAAGTATACCAATGCTTTTGCCTATTTCACAGAGATAGCAAAAAGGGGGTATGCGAAGGGGTGGAATAAAATTCACCCACAGAAATATAAGAATACAATGTCGATGGATAAGATCAATACTAATAATGGTAGTTCAGAAGGCGGAATGTTTAATATATAAATGTCAATAAAAAACTTAAAACCTAGGGGTAATTCCGGTTTTGTACAAGGCTATTACGAGCCGCAAAATCCAGAAAAGTATATCGGCCCAATGCCGATCATTTACCGTTCCTCATGGGAAAGAAAGTTTTGTATTATGTGCGATACTAAAGATAAAGTATTAAAATGGTCAAGTGAACCAGTAGAAATTAAATATATTTCTAGACAGGATAATAAGCAACATAAGTATTATCCTGATTTTTATATGAAGACTAAGAATGAAGAAGGTATTGAAGAAGAGTTTATGGTTGAGATAAAACCAGAAGCTCAAATTAAAAAACCTCTTCCACCTAAAACAAAATCTAAAAAAGCACTTAATTCATACAAGTTTTTAGCAGAACAATATGTTAAGAATACTGACAAATATAAATATGCACAAGCATGGTGTGACGACCGTAATATGCGATTTATTGTATTGACAGAAAAGACACTTAAATAATGGGAGAAGTTAAAAAAGGCATAAGAGAATTAGCAAAGGAGTCTGGCGGAAGAAGCAAGGCAGTGTCTGATGCTGAATCTTGGTTCGAAGACTCTAAGAAATCTATTAGAGAAGGTGCAGTACAATCAACTGCTAGAAGATTTAGACCAGGCCAAGTTTATGTATTTAGATATGACGATCCTAAATATGCAGTAGCATGGGATAAAAATCCATGTGTATTAGCATTGGATCCAACAGGAGGTAACGACTGCGGCATTAACTTAAACCTATTACCACCTAATATTAAAGAAGAACTACTAGATGTAGTTTACGAAAGATTCCAAGGTTACTTAAAAGGACAAGAAGGAAAACCTGCTAAAAACCAGGCCCCACTATCATTAACTTATGATGGTGCAAAAGGATTTTTAGGTCAATTTGGATTTGATTTTGCGATTAGACAATATATCCCTAGTCGTAAAACTAAACAAGCAGTAGTAGGATATGAACACTGGTCGAGAATAGCACTTATTGATTTTTTGCAATTAGAAGGCATGGGAGTTGGAGCTATTAGGGCGATGTTCAGAAACCACTTAAATAAATGAGATATATAAAACAGAAATAATACTATATTATGGCAGGATTTACCGAAAAAAGAAACGGACCGTTTAGTTCTAACACAAAACCATTTAGCCTTTCAAATGCTTTGAAAACGCTAAGTTCTTTTGGCATGCGTTATGACGACATGGTACTTAGACAATCTCAAGCAATTGGTCCAATGGAAGACCAGTTTGGTTACAGGGAGATGAACCCGTTTGGCCTCGACAACGACGATATTTATGGTGCATTTGCTGCACTATCCATGGCAGATATTAATATGAAAAAGAACGTACCGTTCTTTGATATTGATTATCCTGGTAAGAGAGATGAATTGAGAAGATTCTCAATGAATGATGAAGTTGAAGATGTTTTAGATATACTTTGTGATGAAGCAATTGTATATGATGAAAAGAATTTCTTTGCTCAACCTTCTATTTTAGGTCTTGATGTTTCTGATGAAGTCAACAAAGACCTTAATAAATATTTTAGACAAATCTATCACTACTTTGGATTTAATGGTGAACAATCCGCTTGGTACTTCTTTAGAAAGTTCCTAGTCGACGGTTACTTATCATTTGAAATAATTTATTCCCCAGACCAAAAGGAGATTATTGGTTTTAAAGAGATTGATCCAATTACTTTAATGCCTGGTTTTAATAAAGACGACGGTAAAAAAGTATGGATTCAATATAAAGATGATCCAGTAAAAGAAAGAGTATTATATGATTCTCAAATCATTTATATCGCATACTCTTCACTTTCAACAGCATCAAGAGTATCTTATGTTGAAAGATTAATTAGATCATTTAACCTACTTAGAATTATGGAACATACCAGAGTAATCTGGGCTGTAACTAACGCTTCATTTAGAATGAAGTTTATTATACCTGTAGGTGGTAAATCTAAAACTAGAGCAAAACAATCGTTAGCTCAGTTAATGAATAACTATAAAGAAGTTGTTGATTTTGATTTTGAATCAGGTTCATTAACAACAGATGGTAAACCAATGTTACAATTTAGTAAAGAGTATTGGTTACCTTCTAAAGATGGTGAAACCCCAGAAATTGAAACTCTTGGTGGTGAAGGACCAGAATTAAATGATACAGAAGCTCTTAAATATTTTCAAGATAAACTAAAACAAGTTTCTAAAATACCTTACAACAGATTCTTATATGAAGACGATGGTGGCGACTATGCATTAGCTGGTGACGGTATGGTAAGAGATGAAATTAAGTTTGCTAAGTTTATTAATAGACTAAGATCAGTATTCCAAGAGGTATTAGTTAAGCCTCTTTATATTCAAATGTGTCTTAAATACCCAGAATTTAGTGACGATCCACAATTTAAAACTCAGGTAGCCTTAAGGTTTAATGAAGAGAATGTATTTTCTGAATTAAAGAATCAAGAGATTATGCAGTTAAGATTAGACTTTATCTCAAGTATGAGAGATAGTTTAATGACAACTAATCAAGAGACTATGGAAGAAGAATATTACTTCGATCAAGAATACCTAGT